CTAATGTCTTTAGATTTAAGCTCTGACTCGCGCGAAACTTTTTTTATTTTATCCATAATTTTTTCTCCTTTACTTCACGTATTTCGCGTATTCTTCAGGTGGCACCCCTAATCTTTTAGAAATTACCAACTGTGATTTGGTGAGTTTCACAGTCCTGCGTCCATTTTGGTTTCTAACAGCAGGCGCAACAGTTTGGACGGGTTTCTTTTGCTCCTGTTTTACATCCTCAGTAGATTTAGCCTCTTGAGGATCAGAAAATCGAGTAGGAAAATATTCTCTAATTCGATTATCTAATTCATTATAATACTGATCGCTGTCTCCTGCAATACCCTCAGCTTTAATTTGTTTATCTATTTCAAAAGCTGCAGAGGTCATAACTTGGTCCTGTAAAAACCATTCTTTGTTCTTTTCAGCCCATTCTTTAGACTTTGGAGATGCTTGAATATCAGGTTGTTGAGGTGCAGGAGCCTCCTTTTGTTTTTCAGCTTCCTGTTCTCTCATAAACTTAGTATTAGCTAATCTTTCTTTTTCAATATTAGCTGTAACAAGTTTTTGATTAGCTTTAGCTATGGCTGTAGCATCTTGAGCCTCAATTGCTGACTGAAGTTCTCTAGTTGCATCCGCCTCATCAGATTTAATTCTTGCTTCAAATTCTGTAAGATAATTTTCTTCAAGTTTAGGAAATCTTTTTTGCATATCGTCCATTTGTTTTTGTAGACCTTTTGCATATTGCATCGCAGCTTTTTCTCTACGCTGTGATTCTCTCCAGTTCTTAGTTAAATCATTAATTCTACCTTGAACCTTTTTTCCATAATCTTGAAGGTTTTCTTTCCCTTCAGGTTTGTCTTCTTTTGGTTCCTCCTTAGCTTCTACAACTTCAATTTTATCATCTTTGTGTTCATTGACAGCTGTACCTTCAGGAATTACTTCATCATTTGGTAATGTAAGTTTCTTCTCTGGCTCTTTTACCTCGTAAGAAACTTCTTTTGCCTCAACACCATCAGTATCTAATTCTACTTCTTGTTGTGAGGGTTTTAGTTGTTCTTGTGACATATTTAGCTCCTAGTATGCGTGCAGTATATCCTCTGGATTACTGATTGTTGCGATGATTTCATCATCGTTTAAAATACGCACTTCACCACCTTCTATTTTAAATCGGCTACCTGCGTATCTTCCGAAAATTATCCAATCACCTTCTTTACACCATGGTTTCCCGTGAAACTTTTCATCATCTTTGTAACAAAGATTTCCCATCTTTAAAACTAAACCACAAACTGTAGTCATTTGGATTTTGTCTTGAGTTACATCAGATAAAACTAATCCACCCTTGGTTTTTTTAGGACCAGAGTATGGTAAAACTAATAGTCTCCATCCGGTTGGTTGGGGTAATTTATCGATTGTTTTTTTGTCTATTGCTTCAGAATCTAAATAAAGTTTTTCAACTTCTTCTTTAGACTTATAAGCATTTAGAAGACCATTATCAGTCTTCTGCGCCTTCGGCGTTATTATCGTCGTCATTTTGCTCCTGTTTTTTAAACAAGTCCGTTAGGTCTTGTTGCAGATCTTTTAGAGACCTGATTTGTCCTGTAATATATTTATACTCGTTGAAATTGTCAACTCCAATTATAACCTTTTCTGTATAACTCTCGATCTTAGGTTTGAGAATCTTTTGTTGAATATATTTGATTGTAGCGTAATCCACTATTTCTTTCCGTTACGGAAGATTTGTGTTCCCTTGATGCCATATATCGATGCCACAACCAAAATCCACAAATTTGTGAACCAGGAAGGTAGCTGCGAGAACATATCGAAAAACAATTTAACCTTGTCCATAGCGGACGGGTCATCTGATATGACTGCCCAGGCCAACACCACTACGGGCAAACTAAGAATTATCAAAACTGCCTCATCTTTCCAGTCTGATTGTCTACTTTCTAATAATTTACCCTGATAAGCCTCCTCACCTCGAGCCATACGCTCTGCATGCATTAATTGTGCATCAGACATTGCTTGTTTTGTCTTTTGACGGTTAGCATAAATCTTGCTTCCCGTAGACATTGCTAATTTAATCGCTTGAAACCACATTAGAATATTCTAACCTTTCTTCTTCTATCTTTCAAGATTTTTCCTGATCCTCTTACTAATCCACCTTCGTTAAAATTAAATTCGAACATTTTTGGCTTCACTTTTTTAAGAGGCATTGGAACTTTTGGTGTTTTAGCCATCAATGTAGGTTTTTTAATTATCATAGGTTCATTGTTTCCACCGTCTCCACGTCCTCCAGTGTTTGTAGGTCCAGTTCTTTTTCCTTGTGTGAGCATCTCACCACCTAAAGGATCTATTTCTTTTTGTTCTTTTAAATTTTTCGCATCATAAAGGCTTTTAGAAATTGCATTAAAAGCCATAGCAGTAAGTCCAAGATTTGGAACTTGAACAGGTCCTTTTCTTACTGTAACACCTGACGGTGAAGGTGAGGGTGAAGTATTACCACCATTTCCACTGCCTCCTCCATGAGAAGTTGCCGAGACATTGGCTGCAACGTTTGCTGCTTCCGAACCTAAATCTCCAGTATCAACAGCACCTGAACCTCCGAAATTACCTCCAGTTTTACCTGCACCCATTCCAGATGAACCTGCACCCATGTCTCTTCCACCTCTAGCTTTAAAAACTTTTAATCCGCTTTTCAAAATTTTTGCTTGTTTAGCGTGTGTTTTAGATGCTTTTTCTAAACCTTTAATAACTTTTTTTACTTTTTTTCTCATTAGTAATATTTTGTAACTTTCCTTCTGTCTCCCATGACTTTACCACAACCTTTTGCAATACCACCTTTTTTCATTCCGTGTGGTGTTGGTCCACTTTTCGGTGGTGGTCCTGATTTTTTACCTGCCATACCTCCACTTTTTACCTCAATGGCAATTACTGGATTGTCTAAATGATCGGATGTCCCTAAAGGAGGTGTCCCTTCCTTAAATTCTAAACCAAATCTTGGATCTTTACTATCTTTTCTTTTTTTTGGAACACTTCTTTCTCCAAATCTTCTTTTTCGTCTTGCACTAGGCTCTTTTTTTCTATTCATTACCTTTTTTCTCCTGATTTAGTTTTTCTTCTTGTAGTTCTAACCTCTTTTTACCTAATTCTTCGTTTAAATTCAACTTGTCCTCGCCTAAAGTTTGCTGTGCTGAAAATTTATTGGCTTCAAATTCCATTTTTGCAGTCTCTTCTTGTGCTTTTCGTTGAATATCCATTGCTCTAAGATCTAATTCACGTGTTTTTAGTGCTAAAAGTGGGTCTTGATTCTGTTGAGACTGGAATTGTTGCTCCATTGTTACTAATTCTTGCACTTTTTGAGCAATTCTTCGTGCAACTTCAGCTTCAAACTCTATTGAAAACGCTTCTTCGTCTGTTTGTTGGAGTTGAGCCATGCTTTGGTTCTGTTGGAACATAGCTAACACTTCTTGTTTAACCTGTAATGACACATGTTCCATTAAATGACCTTGTAATAGACCATAAATTTGTGGATTTATCTGCACCATTCTTGATGTCATGAATGACATGTGGGCTGCAATATGTGCATTGTGGTCTTGTTGCGGAAATGCTTTTGGAATCACCATCTGTAATGCTCCAGTATTCTCTGTTGCAGGATCTAAAGGTCTTGGCGGCCCTGGTGGTGGTTTTAAAATACCTGAAACATTCTTAACACCTAATGCTTGATACATTCTTTTGTAAGCTTCGTGAATATCATGCATTTGTGGATTAGATTGTGCTAGTGTTAGTGATGCTTGTGCTATTTGAATTCGTTGTGTCATCGAATAAATATCAGGATCTGCTACTGGAAGAATATCTACTCTGTCATCAAAATCAGATTGTTTAATTAATCTACTTGCTCCAACGACATCATATGGATATTCCATTGGCACTGATTCTGCAATAACTCCAGCTAACATTTTGAATTCTTGACCCATTGAATAATAACATCTTTTGTGAATCGCTGACATGACTTTTGACCCTCGTTCAAGGACCGCCATTGTAGTTCCTACAGGAGCTTGTGTGTTCATGTCTGCCATTTTCATATCGGCTACTGATGCAAATCTTCTTCCTGAATCTACACAGAATTGTAAAAGTTGATAAAGAGTTGGATCTGGTCCTTTGAATGGTAAAAACTGAAATTGATCTTTTATATTTCCACCCGGTGCATCTACATCTCTGAACTCACCTGGCTGCAAAGGCTCTGAATCATCTCTTATTCTTAAACCTCTTGATTTAAAACCAGCAGGAAGATTTGATAATGTTCCCGCATCTAATAATTGTCTTAGAGCTGTTGTGGCTGTTCTTGATAGTCCGCCTATTGTATGAATTAAGCCATTACCATAAAAACCAAAACCAGGTAAAAATTTGTAATGAACAAAAAAATCTTTTCTTTTTCTTAACGGATCATTCTCCTCAAAGTTTCTATAAATTGATAAAACTTTTCTTGAATCTTCATCAATTGTTACAATGTAAGGAACTTTGATACCGTTTGGATCTTCGTAACCATCTATGTCAAGATTTGTATGTACCTCTATTAAATTATATAGCGCATTTGCTTGTCTATTATCAGTAGATGTTACACCCTCAATCTCATTCATTTTATCTTGAACTTTATCTGATTTATAACTTGGTCTTGGTAAATCAATATCTCTATAGAAACCACTTACTTGTAATTTTCTTAAATCATTTTGTGACATCTGTAATACTTGTGATATTCTTAATGCATCAGATAAATCAGTTGCATTGTATGGAACAACTAAGTCCTCTGCCTTAATAAACTTAGCACAAGCTCTTCCTAAAACTGGATCATAGTAAACTTTTTTGAACGAAGAACCTGTAAGAGGAAGTAAGAATAACATCTGATCCATTTCTGGAGTGTATTCTTTCATGACCGATGTTATCATATAATTCATGTAATCTCTTACACGACCAGCTTGATTTATTTTCTCATCAGTCTGTGCTCCTATCACTTCTGTTCTTACAGGTCCCCCTGCAGGTAATAACTCTTTGATGGCTTGCGCTTGGAATTGAGTTGCTGACTCCGCAAGTAAGGGATGAGTTACTCCTGCTGCCCCAAGAAAAGGACGGGCTGGTCTTCCCTACTCTCT